GATCGGCTGCTGTATCTGCAGTTAATTCAAATTCTAGTAATATTAATGCAGTAAACTCAAACAGCTCAAATATTAATACACTTGCAGGACTAAGTGGTTTATCTACTTTAGCCAGTAACGCTTCTAATATAAATACAGTTGCTACAAATATAACTGGCGTTAATAGTTTTGCTGCAAGATACAGAGTACAAGCTGGGGTCCCTAGTAGTTCAAACGATTTAGGAGATTTAGTTTTTGATACGACAGCAAATAAATTAAAAGTATTTGATGGTTCGTCATACGCGCTTGCAGGTTCTAGTGTAAACGGAACCTCACAAAGATTTCAATTTACTGCAACAGCTGGTCAAACAACTTTTACAACAGATGATGCAGGAACATCATTAACTTACGATGTTGCTGGAGGAACTGCGTTTGCAGATATTTATTTAAATGGTGTTAAATTATTACCTGCAGATTTTACAGCTAGTAACGGAACTTCAATTGTATTGGCTCAAGCAGCAGCAGCAAATGATGTTCTGTCAGTAACAAGTTTTGGTACTTTTAGTTTAGCAAATTTTAGTGCATCGAATATTACATCAGGAACAATAGATAATGATAGATTGCCTTCACCAACATTAATTGTAAAAGGTGATGGTTCAAGTGTAGATGGTGCTATACAGTTAAACTGTCATGTTAATACTCATGGTGTAAAAATAAAAGCACCACCTCATTCAGCAGGTCAAAGTTACACTTTAATATTACCTCAAAATACAGGTTCAAATGGTCAAGTATTGGCTAGTAATGGTTCAAGCACAAATCAATTATCTTGGGTAGATGCACAAGAAACAAAACCAACAGTAGCCAATGTTTCTCAAACTATTGCACCTGCAACAGCTACAACAATAAATATTACTGGAACAAATTTTGTATCAATACCACAAGTAGATTTTGTTAATGCTTCTACTGGTGCAGTAACAAGAGCAAACACAGTTTCATTTACAAACGCTACAACACTTTCAGTTAATGTAACTTTAGCATCAGGTAACTACTATGTAAGAATAGAAAATCCAGATGGTAACGCAGGTCGAAGTACAAACAATATTATAACAGCATCTACAGCACCTACATTTTCTACAAACGCAGGTTCACTTGGAACATTTGCAGGAAATTTCTCAGGCACAATTGCAACAATTACAGGTTCATCAGATAGTGCGGTAACATTTTCAGAGGTAGGTTCTAACTTAACAACAGCTAATGTAACTCTTTCATCAGCAGGAGTTTTAGCAACAACAGACTTTGGCGGTAGTTCAACTACTGCAACACAATACAATTTTACAATCAGAATAACCGATGCCGAAGGTCAAACAGCAGATAGAGCTTTTAGTTTTACTTCTAGCTTCGGTGCAACAGGAGGAGCGCAATTTAACTAATGGCTAATACATATTTAACAAGAACACCATCAAGTAGTGGTAATAGAAAAACTTGGACTTGGAGTAGTTGGTGTAAATTTTCTCAAAATACTAATATTGATACTTTGTTATCTGTTGGTGCTGATTCTAATAATAGAACAAAAATAATTAGAAATAATGTTCAAAATGGGGATATAAGATTTTTATATAGTGTCGGTGGTGTTCAATATGATTTAGTAACTTCTGCTTTATATAGAGATGTCTCAGCTTGGTATCATATTGTTGTAGCAGTTGATACTACACAATCCACAAGTAGCAACAGAGTTAAAATTTATATTAATGGAGAACAAATAAGTGTATTTGATACAGCAAATTATTTACCTCAAAATACTGATACTGATATAAATACTACAAATGCTCATTATATTGGAAGATATTCTTATAGTGCTTCAAATTATATGGATGGCTCAATGTCACATATTCATTTCATAGATGGCACAGCTTATGACGCATCAGCATTTGGAGAAACAGATAGCACAACTGGAGAATGGAAAATTAAAACTTCTCCAAGTGTATCTTATGGAACTAATGGTTTCTTTATTTTAAAAGATGGTAACTCAGTAACAGACCAATCTGGTAATGGTAATAACTTTACAGTTGGTGGTGGTACACTTACAAAAACAGAAGATAATCCAAGCAATGTTTTTGCTACATTAAATCCTTTAGATGTTACTGCTGATGATGAGGGAACTTATAGCAATGGAAATACAACTGCTTCTGGCGATGGTTCTTTTCATCAATTTAGGTCAACTTTTTATTTAACAACTGGAAAATATTACTGGGAATTTAAACCAACAACAGTAGGTAATGCTATGGAGGGGGGAGTTGTAGGTAGTAATTATGCAGGTGGTTCTGGTTTAAGAAGGCATTATAATGCTAATGGTTATAAATATGAAGATGGTTCTTCTGCATCTTATGGTGCTACTTATACAACTAATGACATTATAGGTGTTGCTTTAAATCTTGATGATGGAGAACTAACATTTTATAAAAATGGAGTAAGTCAAGGTGTTGCTTTTACAAATATGTTATCTACTATTGGTCAAGATGGTTGGACACCAAGTTTTGTACTTTATAACAGTACAGTTAATGTAAATTATGGCAATGGCTACTTCGGAACAACGGCAGTATCTTCAAATTCTGGTAATGGTTATTCTGCTAGTGAAAATTTAGGAATATTTCAACATCAACCCCCAACAAACTATACAGCTCTTTGTACGAAAGGATTAAATTTATAATATGGCATACACAACAATTAATAAATCAACAGAACATTTTAATACTTTAACTTATACAGGAACAGGTTCTAGTAGTACAAAAACTGGTGTTGGTTTTCAACCTGACTTAACATGGGTTAAGGCTAGAGATAATACAACATGGCATTATTTATATGATGCTGTAAGAGGTGCAGGTAATAATACAGAAATACATTCTAATAGTGGTCAAGCAGAAGGTCTTTCAGGTAGCTCAACTTATGGTTATTTATCAGCTTTTACATCTGATGGTTTTTCTACTGTAATGGGTTCAAATACTGGAACTGATGGTTTTAATAAAAGTGGTACTGATTTTGTAGCTTGGAACTGGAAAGCAGGTGATAGTAATACAAGTGTATCTGCCTCTGGCTCTGGTAATGGTGCAATAAATGCTTGTACTTACAGAGCAAATACAACAGCAGGTTTTTCTATAGTTAAATACACAGGAAGAAATAGTGATATTAGTAATGGTCAAGAAACTAAAGTTGCACATGGATTAGGTGTAAAACCAGATTTTATTATTATTAAAAGATTAGATGGTTCTAGTATAGAATGGGTTGTAAGAGCATCTTTTACTCCTCTTAAAAGTGATTATCATTTAAGCCTAAATCTTAATAATGCTAGAACAGGTAGTTATTATGTTGGTAATGGTGATAATGATGATGCAACACATTTTGTAGTTGGTAATTCTGGAAGAACAAATGAAAATGGTAATGAATTTATAGCTTATGTTTTTTCTAGTAAAACTGGTTTTAGCAAGTTTGGTACATACACAGGAAATGGGTCAAGTGATGGAACATTTGTTTACACAGGATTTAAACCTGCTTTTGTTATGATTAAACATACTAATGGTACTTCTAATTGGACTATTAATGATACAGGTAGAGACCCAACAAATGTAAATAATTTAAGATTATTTCCTAATCAAAATGTAGCTGAAAGTTCTGGTTCAGATAGCATGGATATGTTGTCTAATGGTTTTAAATTAAGAAGTACTGATGGTGGTAATAATGGTTCTGGAGATACATACATCTACATGGCATTTGGTCAATCATTAATAGGTTCAAACAACGTACCATGTACAGCGAGGTAAATAAATATGAGTAGAAACAGAGAATTAGCAAATATTATAGCAGGTGGTTTTACAGCAGATGATATTCCAAACTTAGATGCAGGTAAAATTACTACAGGTACTTTTGCTGATGCAAGATTAAGTCAATCAAGTGTTCAACAACACGCAACATCATTTGATGATAATAAAATTGTTAATGATATTTCTACATTAGGATTAAGAGTACACACGCAAGAAAATCTTAATGCCTCTAATACTAACTCTGCATCTTTTGATGTATTTCAAGATAGTTCTGGAATTACGAATTTAACTAACACAAACAGAAATACACTTGAATATATATCATCAATAATTTCCCAAGGCGGAACAGTACACTCTGGATTTAATGGTTCAAGAGGTTTTACAAGCCAAGACCATCCTTGCGGAGGTGGTGCTGGTTCTGCTGGAAATGCTGTTCAGTTAGCGAGTAATAATGGAACTGAAAGACCAGATGGCGGCGATGGAATGTCAACTGATATTACTGGCTCTACTGTATATTTTGGCGGTGGAGGTGGTGGAGGTATGTATGACGATAGCTCACGAACTGGAGGAAATGGTGGTAAAGGCGGCGGTGGCGGCGGTGCTGGAAGTAGCTCTGGAGTTGCGGCTGGTTCTGGCGATACCAACGGATTAAACAATGGTCAAAATGGTTCTACTGGAATTGATAGTGATGGTGGCGATGCTGGTGCTAATACTGGCGGAGGCGGCGGAGGTGCGGCTCACGATGAAGGTGTCGGAGGAAATGGCGGCTCTGGAATAGTCATCGTTAGATTTTTAACTTCATCACAATCAAGTTATTCAAAATCTGGTGGAACTGCATCAACTATTGGAAGTGATACAATGATACAATGGTTATCTGGCTCTGGAAGTTTTACTCCAAATGCAGATGGCTTTGGTAGAGTTTTAATTGTAGGTGCTGGTGGTTCTGCTGGAAATGGATTAAGCGGTGCTGGTGCTGGTGCAGAGGTTGTTGAATACACAAATTTTAAATTTACTGCCAATACTCAGTATAATATTTCTGTTGCTGGAACTACAAGTCAAGGCTCTGGTAATGAAAGCACACAAGGAAACGATGGCTCAGATAGCTCTTTCGGATCACAAACTGCAAAAGGTGGCGGTAAAGGATATGCAAGAGATGTTAGTAATTCACAATCAAGCAAGCCAAATCAAGGTGGTAGTGGTGCATCTAGCAACAATGCAAGTCTTGTTACACACGATGCTAACGATAAATCTTCCATAGCTTATTCAGATACAGTATCGGCAATTGGCTCGTTTGATGGTGTTGCAATTACTGTTCCATCAACTAACAAGATGGGTGCTGTGCTTACATACCAAGATTTTCAAGGCACAAACGCATTAAACACAGATATAGTTTTACAACTTTCAGCAGATGGTGGTTCAAATTATTCTACTGCTACTCTTACTGCCTTACCAGATTTTGCTACTGGCATTAAGATGGCTAAAGTAAATGATCTTTCTGTAACTGCTGGAACAAGTTTAAAATATAAAATATCTTTTGCTAATCAAGCAGCTGGAAGTAAAGAAGCAAGAATAAGAGGCATCAGTCTCCAATACTAATGCCTAAAAAAATTACGCCTAAAAGATATGCTGAACAAGCAGCAGGGTTGAGGCTATCATCACACGAAAAAATATGTGCAGAAAGACACAAACATATTTTAGAAAGCATACAAGAATTAAACAAAGAAGTTAAATCACTAAGACAAGACGTTTCTAAAGGTAAAGGTGCAATAAGTGTACTGGTATTCTTAGGAACAGTAATAGCAGGAGTAATAGGATTTTTTCAATTTAAATGAAGTTTATTTTAATTTTACATTTATGCAGCATGTTAAACAATACATGCTCTTCGCAATCTATACCTGGGTATCAATTTAACTCTCATTATGATTGTGTTGATGCTGGTTATGCAATATCGCAGCAAACGTTTAGAAATTTAGAAAGCTTTGAACAATTTAACAAAGAATACATCGACCAAAGTAAAACCGTTATAAAATTTGAATGTAAGGAAATAAAAACTGAAGGCGCATAGATGTGGCAGCACGAAACATCAAAGGCTTAGTTTGTGAGCTTAAAGCACAAGCACGATTAGCACAAAATCCTGATCTTATTGTATTCATTCCTCTTGGTGGTTTAGGACCAGTAGATATTGTAACCTTAAATAAAAAGACAGGTGAGTTTCAAGGCTACGATGTAAAAAGTTTTGCCAAACGTAGTAAAGGTGTCAAATATAAAAATAAACATGGCAATGTTTTAAGACGTACTCCTGGCGGACGTATCAATCGAGCTTTAACAAAATTACAAAAAAAATTAAAAATTAAAATTATTTACGAGGAATATAAGTAATGGAAGTTATAAGAAGTTCTGAGCAATGGCAGGATAAATGGAAAAATTTTAAGTTTGAAGAATTTACTTGTCAATGCGGTTGTGGTCATACAGAAATACACGCAGCCTTATTAGATTTATTACAAACAGCACGAGACGTTTTGGGTCCAATAACAATAACTAGCGCATATCGTTGTCCAGATCACAATGACAATGTTAGTTCAACTGGTCTTGCCGGACCTCATACTACCTCAAAGGCAGTAGATATACATATAAGCAATTCACAACACAGAAAAAAATTAATTGATTATTTTGCTTCTAAAGTAACAGGTCTTGGCATTGCTAAAACTTTTATTCATGTCGATATACTTTCTTCTGATGAAGTACCACATCGACCTAACTGTTGGTTATACTAATGTTGTTAAATTTACTTGGAAAAACTTTAATAGAAAATTCTATTGGCGTATTAAAACATCATATTAAAAAAAAAGAAATAATTAGAAATCTTGAGATAGATGCTGCTAAAGAAATTCAATTAGAAAAAATTAAACAATCTGGTTCAAGTTTTAAAGATGAACTTATTTTAATTTGGTTCTTGGTAATTCTTTCTTTGCCTTTAATTGGTGAGACAGAAAGATTTATGAACTGGGCTAAAGTATTATCTGCAATGCCGTCAGAAATTTTTTATATTTTTGGAGCCATTGTTGCAGCTAGTTTTGGCATAAAGGTTTCTAATATTTTTAAAAAATAATGGCAAGAAAGTTTAAAGAGGCAACACTTGACAGACCTAAACCTAGAAAACGTCCTGGCAGGCATACGAAAAGACCTAACAAAAAACAAAGAAGAAAAAAATACAGAAAACAAGGAAGAGGATAACAAGTTTTTAGAAGACTTGGCAAACAATTCTCCTAATTCTGAAATGTTTGAAAGCACAGACAATGATTGACAAATTAATTTATAAATTTTTTGGCTTATTAGATAAGTTTATTATTGCATCAGGTAAAATATTTTTTTTACGTTCTAAATCTGATAAGAAAAAAAAATAAACTTGTGTGTTTTTTGTGTGTGAATTATTTTCAATTAAAAAAAGAATAATTAAACCGTAGGTTTTTTATATGTACTTTTGTCAACGAACAATTGCGAACATTTAACTTAACGGTTGATAAATAATAATAGTAGTTGAATTGCAATCGGTTTTCTAAACCGAGGGTCGGAGGTTCGAATCCTCCAGGGCGCGCCATTTATCTAACTTTTTTTCGCTTCCTGGCTAACTTGTGTGTTTACTTGTGTGTTTTTGGTTTTTTTTTGATTTAAAAAATCCTGTATTAAGTCTTTAAATGGCGGCTTGGTTTTCCATAAATTATTATTAAAAGTAGAATATCCTATAAACTCTGCATCAATTCTTAAACTTCTGCAGAACTCGCCATATATATCAAAGCAGCTGCCTTCTCTTCCATCATGGCAGAACCGCATATTTGATTTGGTGGCTAAATCTTTCTCGTGTGAGACTATCCAGCCACCATCAGTATTATACAAAGGCTTATCACAATAATAGCAGTTGCCTACGAATAAACTACGCTCCGATTGCTTCTTGCGTTTCATTTACAAAATGATCTTTTGGAAAATCAAAATCTTCTTTTTTATAAAAATCTTCCAAAGCACAATTAAATATATTGCTCAAAGCATATAAAATAATTGAATTTGTTTTATTGTCAGCTTTTTCGTATTTTTGTATTTGTTGAAAGGTAAAATTCATTTTAGTTTCACCTCCGCTTAAATACAAACTTAGTTTTTCTGCTAACTTTGTTTGTGTCCAACCTTTACGCTGCCTTAATCTTTTTATATTAAAGCCATTTGATTTGAGAATTTTTTTACTTATCTCATTATCATATAGGTCAGCTTTCTTTCTTTGCTGTGATCTGATTATCATTTGCGACCTCAATTATATTGCTGGCAATGGTATTCAATTCTGTAAACGCATTATCTATGTCTGGTAAATTTTTTCTTGTTTGTCTTTGATAATGTTTTCTAAAAGTTTTTAAATCCTCCCAACCAAATCTAGTTCTAAATTCTTTCTCTGATAAATTACCTTTATCAAAAACTAAACTTGATGATAGCTTTCTAAATGGAGATAAACCACCCTTCCATTTTATATTATTATTTTTAGCATGCCTGGTAATATGTTTATTAACATTTGATTTTTCTAAATTAAATATTCTTGTAAAACCTTCTTCTTTTTTTGGATTTAAATTTATTTTTTTCCATGTCTCAATTATATTTATTATTGTTGATGGTAATTTTATTTCTCTAAAACCTTTTATTGTTTTTGCAGAATAAGGTTCAAACACATTATCATTATCAAGTGTATGTCTTATGGACCAAATACCGTCTTTTATATCTTCAAAACATGCAGCCAAAACTTCGTTAGTTCTTGCACCGGTAACTAAAGCTAAAGTTTTTAAAATTTTATAATCTAATCTTTTCTCTGTTTTAATTAATATTTTTACATCACCTTCTGTTGTATAAAACTCTTCTTTAATTTGTTTTTTAAGACTTGCAGGAACCTTAGTTCTGTAGGTTAAAATTCTATTTAATTGATTTGTGTAGAAGTTTTGTATGTTCCAAAATTTAATGCACAATCTAAACGTCATTATGACTTTTTTATAGGTTGTAGCTGAAATGGTGGTTTTTTTGCCTGGAATTTGGCTCTGAGAGAGCCTCTCAATGTAGTTGCTAGCAAAATCCGAGTATTTGTATTCATCTAAATAAACGGCTTCCTGTGGCTTTATATAAGGCTCTATGTGGTATTTAACGTGAGACTTGTATGGTAAACCAGAGTGTTTTTTTATTATTCCTTTTTTAATATCATTATCTATTTTTTCTACAAATAATTGAAAACCATTTTTAAAAGTTTGTCTTACAACTGTTTTATCTAATTCTTTTTTTTCTAATTCTTTTACTAATTGTTTTGCTAATCTTTTCTCACTTAATTTAAAATTACCTTTTGTAACTCTGACCTCACCAATCAGTTGATAGACTATTATTTTTTTGCCGTTTTTTATTTTCCAAACACGCATAGACAATAATTAATATTTTATTACCATATTGTCAACAGCTTTGACAATTTAAAGTTTAAAAACTTTTAGTTGAAAAATAGGCGTATAGAGAGCCTTAACAAAACTTCGAGTTTTGGTTGTGTTTGTCAGTTGCTTACAGTTCTAGCTGTCTTTTTTGGTCTTGCAACTGTACAATGCTAACTAATTCATCGTTAGCTTTTTTTGCTATTTGTAAAGTATTAACAGGATAATATCCTAATTTGTTTTTTACTTTACTTAATTTGGTCAACAGATTTTTTCTCGATTTTTCCTTGTCTTCGATCTTCTCTGTTAACTCCTGGTACCTTGTTTTCATTGGCATTTACCTCCTTAACATGTGCATGTATCATTCGTAAACTTCCTGGCTCAACAACAACGTTGCAATTTGACGGTGGGGTACCCATCTTTGCCAATTTTTCAACAGAGTTGTCTTTCAAAGTGAACTTAGCTGAACACTCATAAAGCCATTCTTTTACAAATTCATTTGCCATAGTCATTTTTTAGACTTATTTTTTTTAAGTCTATTGACCGCTTCTACTAAATAACGAAGATTGTCAATAGTCTCTTCAATTGCTTCTTCTAACCATTGCACAGGACTTTTGTTAATCTCGCGCATAGTTTTTTTAAATTTTTTCATACCTTGTTGGTCCCTAATAACAATTCTATGTATCACTTCTTTTGTGTTTGGGTCTTGAATTTTAAAACTTGCCATTACAAAATAATTACGCTTCTTGATTTACCTTTTTTAAATGTCAAAACATTACGATCTTTTAATTGATTTAATACTTGGTTAACGTGCGATTTAGCTTTAAATTTACTCGCCTTCTTAATCTCTTCATAAGAAGGCGAATAACCGTTTTTTTTTATATAAGACTTAATAAAATCCATCACCTTTTTTTGTTTTGGTGTTACACCATATTTTATTAAATCTTCACTCATTTACATTTTGCCTAAGAAATCATCTGCTGCACTATAAGTTTTAGCAGGTCCAGCATTTGATGTTTCTTTTTTCATTACTTTTTTAATTGTGATTTTTAGTGAGCCATCTTCTTGAAGATAACCCACAGGTGAGTTGTAACCATCTAAACCAACAATTTTAAAAGTAGCAGGCATTTCTTTTTTTAGCTTTTCTACATACCGTTGAGTAACAACGAAATCTGGTTTTGATTTACCACTTTCGTATGTTTCGTTTCCAGGTGTTTTGTCTGGATTTTTTACCATACTAAAACTACAAAGAAACCCTGGCGGTAGATTAGTTTCTGCCATTTGGTTTTGCTCCTTTTTCTAGTTTAATTTGCAAAGCAGATAATTTATTTAAAAAATCTTCTTCGCTTTTGTTTTCGCCAAGCTGCTCTAACCATTGGCTATTTTTTATGAGCAACTTATCGAAATTTGTTTTATCTGTTTGTGATAAAATTTCTTTTTTTAATTTTTCGTCTTTTAAAATTATTGTTGTTGATTGATTATTGTTGTGAGTTTGTATTTTTTTTTTAATAAATTCTTTTTCATTTTCTATCTCTGACATAAAATCACCATGAAGACCTAAACATTTAAGTATAGCTCTATCGGCTGCTCTTTTCTCACACACACCAATATAGTAATTGAAATCATTTGTTTGTGGGTGAACCTCACCAAAACTTTGATAGACCCTGCTAGTTGATAAATTTTTAGCTGTGCCTCGTATGATTGCAGATTGTTTTTCAAAATTATTTGTAACTAATTCAACTTTAACTTCTATGTCATATAAAAAAGCAAGCTTTTCTACTGCTTTGTGATTTAATATTAAATTACCATCTTCTGTTTGATAGCCTTCGCCATTTTGCAATAGTCTATCTGCAGCTTGTCTTGGTGTTTCTTTATTGTTCATTATTATTTTCTTTCTTTGTACCGAGGGACGATTGAAAGCTAACATCACTATTGCCAGCAAAGGTTAATGTTTGTGTGAAATTAACTCTGGACGGATTGCTCCAATCCACGTCCCTCGTATTAGAGACAGAGAGGGAGATAAAGAAAAAAACTACTAACAAAAGGAAAAATAGTTTTAACTTTATTTGACTAAATTTTTTGTCTCTAATTTTGTGTGCTAAATATCTTTTTGTTAAAAGATATGCCTGATAATTAAAATTATTTATTTTATGTTTTGGTTCCATAATTTATGCGCGTCTCCTGCTGTATCTATTTCGTCTTTCCAATAATAATTGTTAGTGTCTAAATTGACATCTTGGGTCCAGGTTTTTTTACCTAAGTGTCTTTTTATTAAACGTTCTCTTCGAATACATGCTTGTCTTATGTGGTCAAAATATTTTTGTTGATGCTCTGGTTCAAATTCTTGGCAATTTTCTATTGAATAAATTTTATATTGGCTGCTATCAGCCATTAATAAATAAGGTTTTAACCCTGTTGCTAAAGCATAAAAATTTGTTTGTAAAAAATAACTATAAGTTGGTTCTAATTTTGCTTTATGAAAAGCACGAGTAACACCATCTTTTAATAAACCCTTTCTTATCTTATATTTACTTTTAATTTCAATTGCTTTAGTTAAATCTGATAAGTCTATATGACCAGTAGTTAAAACTTCTGCAGGTTCAAATAAATAATTAACTGGTCTTTCACCAACTATAGGTGGTGTTAAACCTATTTCTTTTATTCCTTCAACTACATTATTTAATACAAGTAAAAATTCTTTTTTATTATTTTCGTATTGTTCTCTGTCTGCTTGTGATGTTGGTTTATATTTATTGTAAGCATCAACTGCTTCTTCATAATATTTTTTTGTAAAAATTTTTGTCATTTGTTTTCGAAATATTGTTTTTTATTTCTATCGTAAATTTTACTTGCAAAAATTCTATTTGCTGCCTGACCTATTATTGCTCCAGCTTCCATTTTCGCGTTGTTTGGTAGTTCTGATCTTTGTTTAGGTGTTAAAAATAAATATTCATAAACCCATCGGTCATCAGGTTTATTTATTTGTGAAGGGGAATGATGAGTAAATTTAGCAACCTTGCACCAATCAGGTAGCTCTTTGTAGCCTGCTTTTTTTAAAATATTTTTTACGTCTATTTTCATAAAACAAATCACCTAAGCGATTTGAACCTTTAATAAACGTTGTATGAATAATTGTCAACCTTTATAGGCTGATTTGGTTACTAGGGTTGATTTTTGGGTTAAAACGTTCATACACATATTGGCATGAAATAATGTCTTGAACTAATATTTGTAATCTATTTTTTTTTGCTCCGTAATATGGTGAAAGTCTAATTAATACTTCATCATGTGGTAATATAAAAGGAACACCAGTAAACATTTCTTTTTTTGTTGTAATTAAACACAAATGATTTGAAATAAATTTTTCTTTAATTTTTTTTACCAGCCATATTTCACCATGACAATACATAGAAACATTATCTATTAATATAATCTCATTATATTTTTGATTAATTCTTCGACCAGGTGTGTGTATTTTTAATTTTTTATTTAAATTTTTTTCAATAGCAAAACCTCTTTTTAAAATATAATTTGGAGTAATTGGCTCTGCAGGAAATGCTAAATCAGCTGGTTCTATTTCTAAAAATCTTGCAATCTTTTCTATTTCTTTGGTTGACATTTCTCGAATACCATTGACGTACCTATTAACAGTTACTTTATCTCTTTTTATTGCACGCGCTAAATCTGCTTGAGGTATGTTGTGATCTTCTAAATAAGTTTTTAAAAATGTATTAGTCAATTCTTCTTCTGATTTTTCAATATTGTTATCACTTGATTTGTTATCTCTCTTGTGGAGATTTATAATATTTTTTGAAAATTTGCTAATGTTTTTTACCATTTTGGTAAACTATTATTTTTTACCCATATTGTCAACACTCGTATTAATAAAAATCAATTATATTCTTAGTTGTATGATTTTTAGTTGCCTTGATTTACCAAATCGGCTAATCAACTGGCATGACACTTGAAGAATTTAAGAATAAAAAAAAATTATCATATAGACAATTAGCTAAAAACCTTGGTATTAGCGGAAAATCACCAGAAAGCACGGTACAGCGTTGGTGTAAAGGAAAGCGAATTCCTGAAAAAAATTTTATGGAAAAAATAAAACAAATCACAAAAGGAAAGGTAACAGCTAACGACTTCTATCATTAGTTGTACACATGAAACACAAAGTTAAAAAAATTTGGCTTTGCAAATGGCAGGACATAACAGGTTCAGCTGATTGGTGTTCACCAGATAAGGCAGCTAAAGAGGAGCCTGCGATCTGTTTTACTATTGGTTTTATAGTTTTCCAAGACAAGAACAAAACTATTTTTTCAAACGAGTTTTCTTTTATGGACCCACACGAAATAGGTAATCGAACCGTTATTCCAAACTCAGTAATTTTAAAAAAAACTTTATTACATACTTTAAAGGAAGGGGGTAACAATGGATTATAAAGCTGAATATGAAAAACTAAAAAAAATAAATTTAGTTCTTCATAAAGAAACTGACACACTAAAGCAGATTATAGATAATACAACTTTAGAAGTTTCTACACAGAAAGAAATAAACGAGGCTCAAAAAAGAATAAACGGCAATCTGCAGGTTAAGTTATCTGAAGCGAATATGCAGATAAGTAACATGAAAGACCCATTAAATCAGTTGCGTAAAAATGGAGAAATATAATTGGCTCGTTATAATTACTTCGGTTTTGGCGATCATTTTAGCGAGTTTCATCGTAAACACGATGGTGTAAGCGGAATTGATTTAGATTTTGTGGAGACTTGTCCAAGGTGCAAAGAGCCTTTGGCGTTTTTTGAAACTGCATTTGACAAGGGACAAACTTTCAAAGCTACCACAACTACAGAGTGGATTGCAAGAAAATGCGCCAAGCCATCTTTTTTAGTTTTTTACAAACCTGGCGAAAAAATGGACGAGATTGAAGTTTTTAGGGTGCAAATACTTACACCAGAAAGATCAGAACAATATTTTATGCGACCAGAAGAATTTATAAACATGCTGCGTGGGTTACAAAGTAAACATAAACAATTTTGTAAGGGTTAAATGGCGTTTTTTATCGGTGATGAAGTAGTTTTAAAACATTCTAAACTTTCTGTTACGGATAAGATGGTTTATTTCTGTCTTATTACTTTTTACAATAGAAAGACCGCTGCTTGTTATCCAAGAATTGCCACAATTGCTAAACGTCTTAATGTTAGCAAAAGAACTGTGCAACGTTCCCTTGCCAGACTTAAAACTTTAAATTTTTTACAGATTAAAAGAAAACAATCTACAAATGAATATATCCTTATAAAACAACAGCAATTACTCAATAATTTCAGAGGTGTCATGGGTGTCGTGTCTGATGTGCCAAATATGGTAGGTATTAATAGAACCATATATAATAGAACCAATAGCAATTTTAAAAATAATAAATCATATTTTAGTAGTTTCAAAGCAGGGGGGGTTGCTAAACCTATTGATAAAATAATGTTTAACGGAATAACATTAAAGTATTTTGGCTCCGAGGGGTTAAAAGACGAATACCGCGGCTCGGACGGTGAATTGTACACCAGGAACAAACTTAACGATAAAATTGAAAAAGTTGTCAGCAAAAAAAAAACTTTAAAATTTGACAGATTTATTATTAAAGCTAGTTGATTTGTTTGAGACAGCTGCAAGGACCGAAAGACATTTACCAGGGTTAAAGAAGCCTCATGCTGGCGCGATGTATTCTATATTAGATATAATTCATCATCGTATGGAGCATGGATTTTACGATAAAAGACCCATGAAAATACAAGCTAACTCAAAGATGATAACTTGTTATGATCTAGCAATAGATTTGATGTTGTTAGTATCTACCCTTGAAAGACAAATCATTTGGTCAAAAGCTAATAATTTTAAATATACTCAAATAGGTCGATTGCTTGGCTACGACCGGAAGAAAGTTAAAAACATGTATTTTGATGCGTTAATCAAGATTGAAAAGAAACTAAAACAAGATACGAAACTGCTTGCCAAAGTTGACAAAATTTAATAACAAAAAAACTATACTCGTTTAAAAAGTGCCTGGACGAAATAAACTTCTTAAACAATGTGAGAGTTTGACAAGAGGCAGCAAGTTTACCAAGCGTTGCCAGGCAAAAGGAAAATTAAAAAAATCAGGTCATTATCGTTGTAGGTTCCACGCTGGCGAAAGCGAAGGACCAGTAACAATCGAAGGCATGATGAAGAGTTTACGAAATTTACCACAATATAAAAATAAAACTGAAGAAGAATTAAAAGATGTCATTAGAAAAACTGGAAAATATTATAGAAAAACTTGAAAACGGTAACACGTTAACAAGTATTTGTTCTGACAAAACTTATCCGTCATTATCGGTGGTTTACCGTTCGATGCGAGCGGACGATTTATTGCACAAAAAAATTATGAAAGCGCGTGAAGTTGGAACATTTACTATTTTAGATAAAATACATGATGAACTAAACGAACCGCAGGACCCTAAATATTTTCAGCAATATAGAGAAAAGGCACACCATGCTCGGTGGCTAGCGTCAAAATTAGCTGCAGGAATTTTCGGAGATAAAAGCAAACAAGAAATTAAACAAGATACAAATTTATCAATTAGTTGGGGAAGACCCCAGGAGGCAAAAGCCTCCCAGGGTAAATAGTTTAATGACCGTATAGGGAGTTAGTCTGAGATTTTGGTTCTCCGTCCCATTTACGAGCAAAAGCGAAAGAAGAAAGAGAAATAGAATTATTTGAACCGTCAACGGTTTTTAATAATTCAACCTGGTTTCCTTGGTTGTCTGTTGTCCATCTGTTACCTGTATCTTTACCAGGTCGCACAAAATCAGAATATTCGGTGCTATTGGTTATTTGGTTAGAACAACCTTTTATTAATATTTTATTTTTTCCTATTAGTTTAGTTACTATGAAAAAATCAATATTAGTTTGGTCATAACCCCAGGAACAGTAAAGATAGTCTCCAACTTGTAAAGTATGCGGTGCGTATCTTTTTTTCCTTCGTTCTTGAACTGCTTTTTTTTGTTCTAATCTTCCATCAATAGTTTTTTTGATGTGGTTGTTCATGTGTTCTACATTTTTAAATCTATAGTACCATGAATGACGAAAAGATTTTTTTGTAAAACATATTGCAATTGGTTTTAAATCGTTACTGTTCCAGTAAAAATCTAAATCAATTGTTGAGTTTATTTCTAAAGGTTTAAACTCTTTAGGAATAAATCTTTTTACTTGTAAGTTAGACATATATTTTTCTCCTTTTGTTAAATTTATATGTTACCAGATTGGTAATATACATATTACAATAAGTCAACTCATAAAAAATAAAAAAATAAAAAAAAAGAAAGAGGTAAAACAATGAAAAAAGGCTATCACAGAACAAAGTCAGGAAAGATGGCGCGTAAGGGTCTTTATTATAATATTAATAAAAGAAAAAAGGCTGGCACGTCTCGTCCTAAATCAAAGAGTTCTATAAGTAGAAAAGCATATAAAAATATGCAGGCAGGCTTTCCAAAAAAGAAAAAAAAGTAAATGGTCGCTAAAAGGTTCCAAAATCCAAAAGGCGGATTAAATGCTGCAGGACGTAAAAAGTTTGGGGTCAAGGCTCCAGTAAGTAAAGGAACAAACCCTCGGAGGGTCAGCTTTGCAGCGCGCTTCAGTAAAGTTAAGGGACCGTTAAAAGATAAGAAAGGAAGACCAACAAGATTAAAACTTGCTCTTAAAAAATGGGGGTTCGGTTCTAAAGAAGCAGCAGCGAAGTTTGCTGCAAGACATAAGAAGTCATAAGGGTTGGTATTTTTATACGCAGGGACGCAGTTCCGCGCGTGTGTTATGGAGTTCGATTGACAGAGAACACACAACCAACACACAATTTAAACTATTAAGTAGATAGAATAACAATTGTCATCGGCTATGGTAACCGCTGCGCCTGATCTGTTACATGACAGCTAGCGTTTTTTGCGTAAATAAAGAGGGACTATACCCCTGGGCGTGGTCGCGCGTGTAGATATATATATATATTGGGACTACCACCCACACAGACACAGACACAATGAGATTAACAATGAAAAAGAAAAAACCGAATATTACAAAACCGTTAGAAACAATTGCCTTTGTAGATAAAGGTTCAAAGAGTTTAATTATAACTATTATTGGATTTGACGATTTAAATGTTGCAGAAGAATTTGCACAATACATGTTGTGTCGATCAGGTATGGATTATGAGCCATCACAAGATTTATTTAGAGCATCACCAACAATTCATTAATGCACATAGAAATAGATTATACGCCTAGGTCGTATCAACAAGAATTACACGACTTGCTAGACCAACATAGATTTGCGGTGATTTCATGTCACAGGCGCTTCGGGAAAACAGTCTGCATACTTAATCATCTGATTAAAGCAGCTCTTACAAACCCTTTGCCAAACCCTAGATATGCGTATCTAGCACCGACATTTAGGCAAGCTAAAAGTATAAGTTGGGACTATATAAAACAATTTACCAGAAAAATACCTGGTGTTAAGTATAACGAAACAGAATTAAGATGCGACTTACCAAATGGTTCTCGTGTTACATTACTTTCAAGTGAAAATTCAGAAAGTATAAGGGGTATATTCCTTGATGGGGTGTGCATAGACGAGACAGCTCAGGTGGACCCTAAAGTTTGGAATGAAATTTTGAGACCAGCTTTAAGTGATCGCAAGGGGTTCTGTTACTTCATAGGCACGCCAGCTGGAACTAATAATTTTTTTTACGATATTTATACTCATGCTGTTAAAGAGAGTGATTGGCTAACTTATACCGCGCCAGTATCTAAAACAAAAATTATAGATCAAGAAGAATTAGATGCAGCTTTCAAACAAATGGGTGAGAGCAAGTATCGACAAGAATTTGAGTGTGATTGGATTGCTAATATAGAAGGCTCAATCTATGGACACATAATACAAAAATTAGAAGACCAAGGTAAAATAACTTTAATAGATTATGACCCTGCGTTATCTGTCAATACAGTTTGGGACATTGGGGTTGGAGACGCAACATCTATAATATTTTATCAGCAGTTAGGTAACACCGTAAGGATTATAGATTATTACGAAAATAATCGAGAGGGTTTACCGCATTATGTAAATATGATTAAACAGAAAGATTATGTTTACGAACATCATTATGCACCACACGATATTGATGTAACAGAATTTAGTTTAGGTAAAACAAGAAGAGAGGTTGCATATCAATTAGGTATTAATTTTAGAATTTTACCTAAGTTGCCATTAGAAGACGGCATACACGCAGCTAAAATGATTTTACCACGATGTTATATTGACGGAGACAATTGCAAAAAGTTAATAGACGCATTGAGACACTATCATAGAAAATATAACGACAAGGCAAGAATGTTTGCCAACAAACCTGTTCACGATTGGTCAAGCCACGCGTGTGATAGTTTTCGTTATATGGCAATTGCAATAGACGAGTTGCCAAACCAAGACAACATTAACAAAAAATTTCCGAACGCAATATCGGAATATAAAATTATATAGGAGAAACGAATGAGCTTTTTATCACCGAAAATGCCTTCTTTACCACCCCCTCCACCTCCTGCGGCTCCGCCGCCAAGTTTCGAGGACGAGGAAAGAAAGAAAGCAGCAAAAGAAAAACAAGAAACATTAGATAGAAAAAGAAAAGGTCGAAGATCAACAATACTTACAAGTTACCAGGGTGTTGAAGATGATGCGACTACAGATAAAAAAACATTATTAGGAGCATAATATTATGGGAGGATTTGTAAGAAGACCATCACCACCAAAACCGCAGCCAGTTCAACCTACTGCAGTTGAAGTAACACAATCACAGCAAGCTGATGCTACACCTGATTATGGTTTAGATGTTAAGAAAAAAGGTAGAAGAGCAACTATATTAACAAAAAATACTTCTTTAGGTGGAGGAGATATACAAAGAAAGACATTATTGGGAGGATAGATGATAACACCTACAGGAAAATTTGTATTAGAAAAATATAGTTCTTTAAAAGTAGAAAGAAAAAATTGGGAGAGCCATTGGCAAGATGTTGCTGATTATATGCTTCCAAGAAAAGCAGATATTACTAAATCAAGAAGTAAAGGTGATAAGAGACACGAATTAATTTTTGATGGTACTGCAACTCACGCATTAGAATTATTGGCTGCATCATTACACGGTATGTTAACCAATACAGTATCACCATGGTTTTCTTTAAAATATAAAAACGAAGAACTAAACCAAGAAGATGAAGCAATTGAATGGTTAGAAGATTGCACAAATGTTTTAAATCAAGCTTTTAACAGATCAAACTTTCAACAAGAAATATTTGAATTGTACCATGATCTAATCGCATTTGGTACTGCAGCATTATTTATTGCTGAAGACGATGAGAACGAATTAAGATTTAAAAATATTCATATATCAGAAATATATATTAGCGAAGATGAAAAAGGTTTTGTAAATAATTTAACGCGTAAATTTAAAATGAAAGCAGGCAATTTAATGAGTGCTTTCCCTAAAGCAGAATTAAATGCTGAACTCTTAAAAAAAATAGAAAAAGCTCCTAACGATGATGTTAATATAATTCATTGTGTACACCCCTCAGATTTATATACGAATAAAAAATTTCATTCTGTATATGTACATGAAGATAGTGGTAGTGTTTTATCAGAAAATGGTTTTGCAGAATTTCCGTTTGCCGTACCAAGATATTTAAAATCATCAAATGAAATTTATGGTCGTTCACCAGCAATGAACGCTTTGCCGGACGTTAAGATGTTAAACTTAATGTCAAAAACTTCTATCAAAGCTGCACAAAAACAAATCGACCCACCGTTATTAGTACCTGATGATGGATTTATGTTACCGATAAGAACGGTACCTGGTGGATTAAATTATTATAGAGCAGGAACTAGAGATAGAATAGAACCATTACAAATTGGTGCTGCTAATCCTGTTGGCATACAAATGGAAGAACAAAGAAGAGACGCAATAAGACAAAACTTTTTTGTAGATCAATTGTTATCAACTCAGGGAACACAAATGACAGCAACCGAGGTTTTGCAAAGAAACGAAGAGAAGATGAGAATTCTTGGTCCAGTATTAGGAAGGTTGCAATCTGAATTATTACAACCATTAATTACAAGATGTTTTAGTATTTTAATTAGAAACAATAAATTTAAACCAGCTCCAGAGTTTTTAGGAAATCAAAATATCGAAATTGAATATGTATCACCATTAGCAAAAGCACAAAAAACTGGTGAAGTACAATCATTGATGCGAGGAATTGAATTGATGGGTTCTCTACAAAACGTTGCTCCTGTATTTGATTATTTAGATACAGATAATTTAATGTCATATATCAAAGATGTTTTAGGAATTCCTGCAAAAATTTTAAAATCTAAGGGACAAGTTGCACAAATAAGACAACAAAGAGAAGCACAACAAGAACAACAAGCTCAAATGCAGCAAGATATGCAAGAAGCAGAGATTGCTAATAAAGCAGCTCCTTTAGCAAAAGTTTTAAATGAATAAAAAACAAGTACAAGAAATTATACAAGCGTATCAAAGGGTTTTTAAGTCTGATGACGGTAAAGATATTTTATCAGATTTAGAAAAACGTTGTAACGTTCACAACACATCATTTTCAAATGATAGTAACGAAACAGCGTTTAGAGAAGGACAACGTTCAGTAGTTCTTTTTATTAAATCAACACTCAACAAAAACCCAGGAGGACAAAACGATGAGTAGTGAAAACCAGGTAGCGGAGCAGGAACAACAAACTGTTGCGTCTGAACAGCCAGCTACAGAAACACAAGAGGTAAATTGGAAAGACAGTTTACCAGACGATCTAAAAAACGAAAAAGCCTTAGAGAGTATTCAAGATATTCCAGGTTTAGCAAAGTCATACATACATGCACAAAAACTTGTAGGTTCTGACAAAATTAGTATTCCAAATAAACACGCAACCGATGAAGATTGGAACGATGTTTACTCAAAACTTGGAAGACCATCTAAACCAGAAGATTATCAAATACAAACACAAGAGGATAGTTCAGTAGATACAAATGCTTTAGAAGGATTTAAAAAAGCAGCACATAAATATGGATTATTACCTAAACAAGCTGAAGGTATAATGAATTTTTATGATGATATGACACGAAGTTATATGCGTGATTTAGATACAAAAGCCGAGCAAGGCAGAATGAACGCAGAAACATCGTTAAAGCAAGAGTGGGGTGCAGCATACGATAACAAAGTTAAATCAGTTACAGGTGTTGTACAAAAATATTTAAACCCAGACTTTGCACACATGACATTATCTGATGGCACAAAAGTTGGCGACCACCCAGATTTTGTCAAAGCATTTGCAAATATTGCGTCTGATTTAGGAGAAGACAAGTTGGTTACATCAACTGGTCCACAATATTTAACTCCTAAAGAAATTGATAAGCAAATAAGAGAATTACAGCAAGAAGGTTCGGCGTATTGGAATAAACAACACCCTAACCATGATGCAGCTGTTCAAGAAGTTCAAGATTTACTGAAACTGAAGACAAACAGTTAAGTATTTCTGAATGATAGATAATCGTAAGACCTATCTGACACTTTGGTAAGACAAAGCAACGAGAGTTGTTAAATCAAGGTAAGACCCCTAAAGGATAATCTTCCGTTAATTTTTAACATTAACAATCAACAAAGAAGGAGACATAACTATGTCAACTCAAATAACTACAGCATTTGTAGAACAATACTCTTCAAATGTTACTATGCTTTCTCAACAAATGGGAAGCAAGTTAAGAGGTGCCGTTGATGTTGAGACTATTAAGGGTAAAAATGCATTTTTTGACCAAATTGGGGTTACAAGTGCAAGTATCAGGTCTTCACGACACGGAAATACACCACAAATAGATACTCCTCACTCAAGACGAAGAGTATCATTAGCTGACTATGAGTGGGCTGACTTAATTGACGATCAAGATAAAGTTAGAATGCTTATAGACCCTACTTCATCATACGCAAAAGCTGCGGCAGCTGCTATGGGTAGAAGTATGGACGATGTTATAATTGCAGCGATGAATGCAGACGCAGCAACAGGTGTTGCTGGTGGAACAACAACTGCGTTACCATCGTCTCAAAAAACATCAACAGCACAACAAACTGACGGTTTAACAATTGCAAAATTGTTATCTGCGAAGTTTATCTTAGACAACAACGATGTGGACCCATCATTAAAGAGATTTTTTGTATGTGGACCAAAACAAATCCAAGATTTGTTAAACACAACTGAAGTAAAAAGTTCTGACTTTAATACAGTTAAAGCTTTAGCGCAGGGTGATATTAACTCGTTCTTAGGTTTTGAATTCATCATGTCAACAAGACTACCGTTTGATAATACAAACACAGACGATAGATTGTGCTTTGGTTTCACAGAAGATGCAATTAAACTTGCAATAGGTAAAGATATTGCTGCTAGAATAGATGAAAGAGCAGACAAATCTTACGCGACACAGGTTTATTATTGTATGTCAATTGGAGCTACAAGAATGAACGAAACAGGAGTAGTTCAAGTTCCTTGTGATGAGTAATAAATAATTAAATTGGAGGCGAGCAATCGCCTCCTTTTTTATGAAAACAATAAAAGAAATAAAAACAGTTTTACATTTTAAAAAAGATAACCATGTGTATCGTTACATTTTGGTTGACAGATTTAAACACGGTCCAAAATTTCATTATGGTTTTGATAGCAAACATGAACTTACAGAAGATGAAATTTGGCAATTAACAACACCAAGAAAATTAAGAAGAAAATATTTAATTAAGGAGAAAAAACAAAATGGCTAGTGTAGTAGAAATTTGTAACTCAGCATTAAATCAATTAGGTGCTAGTACAATTTTATCATTAACAGAAAATTCTAAAAATGGTAGATTGTGTAACGCAAGATTTAATACCATAAGAGATAGTGTTTTACGTTCACACCCATGGAACTCTGCAATCAAAAGACAATCATTGGCTGCTGATACAGCTATACCTGATTGGGGATTTGCAAAACAATATACTTTACCAAGTGATGCTTTAAGAGTTTTACAAATAAAAAATTTTAGCAGCAACTACAAAATAGAAGGTAGAAAAATTTTAACTAACGATGATAGTTGCCAATTAGTATATGTTGCAGCCATAACAGACCCTAACGAGATGGACGTTTTGTTAAGAGAAACTATATCTGCAGCTTTAGCAGCTGATATTGCTTATGCGGTTACAGCAAATGCAACATTAGCAACAAGAATGAACGAGAAATTTCAATTTAAATTATCTGAAGCAAGACATGCTGATGCTGGAGAAGGCTACAATACGGACGCAACATTAGGTCCAACAGACAATGTATCTGCAGATGATTTTATAAACAGTAGATTATAACATGCCAAAAGCATTATTATCAGTTCCTAGTTTTACAGCAGGTGAATTATCACCACGAATGGAAGGTCGTACAGATTTTTCAAAATATTTTTCTGCAGGAACGTTAATAAATAATTTTGTTGTACAACCTCATGGTCCAGTAACTAGAAGACCTGGAACGCATTTTATATCTGAAGTAAAAAATTCAGCAAACAATACAAGACTAATACCATTTAGTTTTTCTACAACACAAACTTACATTTTAGAGTTTGGCGACCAGTACATAAGATTTTACAAAGATAGTGGTCAAATTGTTTCCGGAGGTGCAGCATTTGAAATATCTACACCTTACCTTCATACAGAAGTATTTGATATTAAGTTCGCGCAAAGTGCAGACGTTATGTATCTATGTCATAAGAACCACGCTGTTAGAAAATTATCAAGAACAGGTCATACATCTTGGACTTTAACAACAGTTAATTTTACAGAAACATCATCTACACATCAATTAAGTGGTACTAATAACAATCCAAAGTGTGTAAGTTTTTTTGAACAACGTTTAGTTTTTGCAGGCACAACTAATAATCCGCAAACTTTATTTTTTTCTAAATCTGGTGATTATGAAAATTTTACTACAGGTACCGCAGATGCAGATGCTATGATTTATACAATCGCATCTAATCAGGTCAACGCAATAGAAAGTATAAAAGCAACAAGAACTTTAATTGTGATGACAACTGGAGGGGAGTTTACAGTATCGTCAGGTGCAACAGACAATCCTATAACACCAACAAATTTAAATATTAGAAAACAATCTAACTATGGTTCAGCTGGTGTAGATGCTTTATCAATTGGTAACGCTACAATATTTTTACAAAGAGCAAAAAGAAAAATAAGAGAACTTGCTTATAACTTCGATAGTGATGGTTACCTAGCTCCTGATTTAACTATTTTATCTGAACACATATCATCGTCAGGAATAATACAAATGGATTATCAACAAGAACCATTTAGTGTTGTATGGTGTGTAAGAACAGACGGAAGTTTAGTAGGTATGACTTATAATCGTTTGCAAGACGTTGTTGCCTGGCATTCACATGATTTTGGCGGAACAAATACCAAATGTAAATCAGTTGCAGTAATAGATATAGATACAAGCGAAGATCAAGTTTATGTTATTGTTGAAAGAACAATTAACGGCTCAACAAAAAAATATGTAGAATATTTGACACCGTATGATTTTAATTCCTCACTAACAACATTTCATTATGTAGATAGTGGATTAGGTTATTCTGGTTCTGCAACTACAACTTTATCTGGTTTATCTCATTTAGAAGGTGAAACAGTAAAAGTTATAGTTAATGGTGCAACTCACCCAGACCGTGTTGTATCTTCTGGTCAAATAACTTTAGATCGTTCTGCAACAACTGCAAAAGTTGGTTTAGGTTATGTTTCATCTCTACAAACAATGAGACTAGATGAAGGCGCAAGAGGTACCGACCAAACTAAAACAAAAAGAATTTACGATGTTACAGTTAGATTTTTTGAAACAGTTGGTGCAAAAGTAGGACCTAACGAAAGTAATTTAGACGAAATACCGTTTAGAGATAGCTCTGCTGCTATGTCAGACCCAGTTCCATTATTTACTGGTGATAAAGAGACAGAGTTTCCAAGTGATTATGGGACCGATGGTTTTGTTTTAGTAAAACAAGAACAACCCTTACCCATGACTATTTTAGCAATATATGCAAGACTTGAACTATACGACACATAAAGTTGAAATAGTACCTTTTAAAAACGAGCATGCAGAATTTATATTAAGCCAGGAGCTTAATGCATCAGAACTCTATTTAAAACCAGAGCATAGAAAATATGCTTTGTATTTAGAACAAGTTGGGTTGTCGTTTACAGGTCTAGTCAACAATAAACCTATTGCGGCAGGCGGCATATCTATGCTGTGGGACGGTGTTGCTGAAGGTTGGGTTATGGCAACAAAAGATATTTGGAAACATTACATCGTGTTTGCAAAACATTTTAAAAAGAAAACAGATGTATTAATTGAAACAACAAATTTAAAAAGACTACAAACAACTGTCAAAGCTGATTTTAAAAAAGGTCATCGTTTTGCAGAATGGTTAGGAATGAAGTCTGAAGGAATTATGAAAAATTACGGACCAGATGGTTCAGATTATATTAGATATGCGAGGATTATAAAAAGATGAGTTTTTTTGGAAGTATAATAGCAGCTAACGCAGCAAAGAAAGCAGCTAATTATAACGCTGCATTAATGGACCGTGATGCATTAGTAAAAGAACAAAATGCAAAACAAGGTTATCAAGTTTACGAACAATACGATTTACCAAGATTTAATTATTATGCTGAAAGACAAGACAGTACATTAAAAAATCAATTAGCAGGCTCAGGTGTAGAATTAGGAACTGGTACTGCATTTGATATTGTGGTCGAAAATCAAAACTTAGTTGATGTTGATAGAGACATGCTAAAATACAATGCAGAAGTAAGAAAAGAACAACAACTTAACGCAGCAGTTATGCAAAGAGCTGCAGCCAATGTTGAAAGATACAGAGGACGTGTAGCCAAAAGAGCAGGTTATTTTAATGCTGCATCAAGTTTATTAACAGACGCATCAACATTAGGATTTATATAATATGGCTATAAAATTATACTCACCTAACATACGACCTACAGATACAACTTCAGCAGTTGAGACTACACCTAATATGAGAATATCCCAGGCTACTGCAACACAAATAGGTAACGCTATAAGTGGAGCCGGAAAAACTGCTACACAACTTTTTAGAAAATATGAAATAAGAAAATCAGAAAATGAAGTTTTAGAAAAAGAAAGAGAGTTGATAGAAGGTAACGAAAATTTTAAAGGTATATCTGAAGTTAAGTTAGAAGCATCAAAAATGACAGACCCAGATGCAGCTAAAGCATTTTATCAAAATGGTTACAACAAAGCATTTGAAGGTTTAACACAAAATTACAAACACAATTTTACTAAAGATTTATTTAAGTCTGTTGCTAATAAACATTTTTTAAAAGATAGCATTTCTGTAACTAATTCTGCTAATAAAAATTTTGCAATTCATTCACAAGGTTTAGAGCTTTCATCACAAAATAAATTATCTAAAGATTTTGTTTATGCAGAAACAACTGATTTACAAATGCTTGCAGAACAAGATGCAAATAATTATTGGAGTTCAGAAAAAGTAAAAACTTTATATGGAGCGAATACTGAAGCTTTAAAAAATGCTTGGTTTAAAGAAAGAGATATTGCTTATGCAAAAAGATTAGTTTCACAAGATAGAACAGCAGGAATTTCTTATGCAAAAAAATCAAAATATTTAGATGCAAAAGATGTTCAAACTATAGAAAAATATAGAGTTGGTGTTGCAAAAGAAAATAAACAAATATTAAAAACATCTTTAAAAGAAAAAGAAAATAGAATTACAAAAAATTTTGAAGATGTAACAAATGAAGAATATGCAAGTATGTTAGAGCTTGCAAAAAATTCTGATGACCCAATTTTATTACAAAGATTGCAAGACCTTAATGTTAAAAGAGAATTATTATTATTTCTAAAAACACAAAACCGACAAGAATTAAATAATTTAATTTCAACCTCTGACGATATTGAACAGCAAGATAGAATACAAGGTGTTAATACAAGTAGAGATAAAAAATTACGTTCTGATTTTATAAAATCATATACTGCAAATTTTGTAGATCAAATTGAAAAAGACCCTATAGGTACTGCATCTAAATTATCTTTTTATGACCCTGATAGTTTACCTATATCAGATGTTTTACAAGGTGGTGATATATCTGAATTTGTTGGGATTGGTAAAAAAAGAGTTTCGATTGGAACATTAATTTCATTAGAAAACAATGCTCCAAAAAGATTTTTTACTAATGATGAACGATCACAACTTACAAATTATTTTGATAGTGAAAAAGACCCAGCAAATATAGAAAGAGTTATTTCTACAATGAGTTTAGCATTTGGTTCACAATCTGATGAAGCATTTGCTGAACTAGGACAAAATAAAAATGGTCAATTTTTTGGTTATCTTGGTGGGTTATCGTTAATTACAAT